GCGCATTTCCTAGCCAAGTAGTTAGTGATGCTGAAAAAGCTACGATAGAATACGGTTACCAAATTGGTAGAGCTATTGAAGGCGAATGGTTTGGAAGCAGTAGATCAACAGGTAACAGATTCTTTTCTAATTGGACTAGTTTCCATAATCTTAGATTATATGCTAGAGGCGAACAATCAATACAAAAATATAAAGACGAATTATCTATTAATGGTGATTTGTCTTACTTAAATTTAGATTGGAAGCCAGTTCCAGTTGTTTCTAAATTTGTTGATGTGCTGGTAAATGGCATAGTTGAAAAAAAGTACGAGGTAAAAGCTTTCTCTCAAGACCCCGAGTCTATAAAGAAAAGAACTAATTACGCAGCTAACTTAATGCGTGATATGGGGCATAAAAAATGAATTAGATGCTTTTAAACAAGCTACTGGTATAAATCTGTTTAAAACGCCGTCTAACGTAGATTTACCAGAAACAAAAGAAGAAGTTTCTCTTCACATGCAGCTGGAATATAAGCCATCTATAGAAATAGCTGAAGAAGAGTTAATATCTAATGTGTTTGACAAGAATAAATACGAGCTATTAAGACGTAGAATAGTATATGATTTAGCAGTATTAGGTATATGTGCATCTAAAACAAGCTGGAATAAGTCTAATGGTGTTGTTTTAGAATATTGCGATCCTGCTAAAATGGTTTGGTCATACACAGAAGATCCAAACTTTGAAGATCTTTATTATGTAGGAGAGGTTAAGCTAATGTATTTATCAGAGATAAAAAAGCAATTTCCTTATTTAAGTGATGAAGAGCTAATTGAAATACAAAATTATCAAGGAGCTAATCAATACTTAATGGGTTGGCAAGAGTATAATAATGATACAATAGCTATTCTATTCTTTGAATACAAAACTTACACTAATCAAGTATTTAAATTAAAGAAAGGTCCTTTTGGTCTTGAAAAAGTTATAGAAAAAGATGATACTTTTGATCCACCTGAAAACGATAACTTTAAAAGAGTTGCAAGATCTATAGAAACACTTTATACAGGCGCTAAGGTATTAGGTCACGAAAAAATGCTAGAATGGAGATTATCTGAAAACATGACAAGACCTAAGTCTGACACTACTCGTGTAAACATGAATTACGCTATTTCTGCACCTAGAATGTATAAAGGTCGTATAGACTCTATGGTTAATAGAATAACTGGTTTTGCAGATATGATAAATATTACAAACCTAAAGCTACAGCAAGTAATGTCTAGAATAGTTCCTGATGGAGTTTTCTTAGATGTAGATGGATTGGCAGAGGTTGATTTAGGTAATGGAACATCATACAGTCCTTCTGAGGCGTTGAATATGTATTTTCAAACTGGTAGTATACTAGGAAGATCTTTAACACAAGATGGTGATATAAATAGGGGTAAAGTACCTATTCAAGAGTTACAATCTTCTGGGGGTCAAGCTAAAATAAGTTCGCTAATTAATACTTACCAGTATTATTTACAAATGATTAGAGACGTAACTGGTCTTAATGAAGCTAGAGATGGTAGTCAGCCTAAGGAAGACATGCTTGTAGGCTTACAGAAGTTAGCTGCTAACGCATCTAATGTTGCTACTAGGCACATACTTCAGTCATCGTTATATATTACATGCAAACTAGCTGAAAACATATCGTTAAGAGTTTCTGATTCTATAAAGTTTGCGTTAACTAACACATCGTTACAAAACGCCATAAGCTCTTACAATGTAGGTACATTAGAAGAAATAAGTGATTTACACTTGTATGATTTTGGCATATATTTGCAAGTAGAACCTGAAGATGAAGAAAAAGCACAGCTAGAGCAAAACATACAAATAGCTTTAAAAATTGGTGGTATTGATCTTGAAGACGCTATAGACTTAAGACAAATAAATAATATTAAGTTAGCTAATCAGTTATTAAAACAAAAGCGCAAAAAGAAACAACAAAGAGAGCAACAGCAGCAGCAGTCTAATATACAACTGCAAGCATCAGAAAATGCTAAATCTGCTGAAAAAGCTGCAATGGCTGAAGTTCAAAAGCAACAAGCACTTACTCAAGAGAAAGTTAGTATAGAGCAAGCTAAGTCACAATTTGAAATACAAAGAATGCAAAATGAAGCTCAGATAAAAAGAGAGCTTATGCAAACAGAGTTTGATTTTAATATGCAGTTAGCACAGGTAAGAGCTAACTCTGAGTCATCTAAAAACCAAGTTGTAGAAGATAGAAAAGATGCAAGAACAAAGATTCAAGCAACTCAACAAAGCGAGTTGATTGATCAAAGAAAAAACAATTCATTACCTAAAAATTTCGAGTCTAGTGGAAACGATACTTTAGGTGGTTTTGGTTTAGAGCAATTTGAGCCAAGATAATTTTTATTCATTAATTATATGTTATTATGTCAGATGTTAAAGTAGACCTTAGAAAATTCGCAGAAAAACGCGGAGATGAGGTTATTAAAGTTGATTTATCAAAAAAACCTGTAAAAGAAGAAGAAGAAGCCGTTGAGCAAAAACAAACGGACGATGGTGAGATAGTTGACAATCAAGAAAAAGAAGCTGTGCTTGAAGAAATAGTTGAGACAGCTGAAGAAGTAAAAGAAGAAGAAGAAACAGATTCTGTAATAAAAGAAATTACAGATGAAGAGGAAGTTGCTGCTGAACCAGTTGCTGAGCCTATAGTAGAACCAGTTGCACCACAAATTGAGTTACCAGAAGGTATTGATAAATTAGTTGAGTTTATAAATGAAACTGGTGGAACTATAGATGATTATAGCAGGTTAAATGCAGACTACTCAAAAATAGACGAAGATACTTTGTTAAAAGAGTATTATAAAAATACAAAATCTCATCTCGATGGAGAAGAGGTAAATTTTCTAATTGAAGAAAACTTTTCTTACGACGCAGAGTTTGATGAGGAAAGAGATGTTAGAAAAAAGAAATTAGCGAAAAAAGAAGAAGTTGCTAAAGCTCGAAAATATCTTGATAGCTTGAAGTCCAAGTACTATGAAGAAATTAAAAGTAGACCTACCGTTACAAATGAGCAGAAAAAGGCGACAGACTTCTTTAATCGTTATAACCAAGAAAAAGAAGAAGGTCTTAAGCGAAACGAAGGTTTTCAAGCTAAAACTAAGAATTTTTTCACTAATGATTTCAAAGGTTTTGATTTCAATGTTGGTGAAAAGAAATTTAGATACGGCTTGAAAGAACCATCTAACGTTGCAGATAATCAATCTGATATTAACAAGGTGTTGGGAAAGTTTCTCGACGATAAAGGCAATGTTAAGGATCTGAAAGAATATCACAAGGCTTTGTATGCCGCATCTAATGTAGATACGCTTGCAACCCACTTCTATGAACAAGGTAAGGCTGATGCAGTAAAGCAGGTTGAGAGATCTTCAAAAAATATCTCTAACGAACCTGGAAGGCAATCACCTGAAAATGTTTTTGTAGGCGGGTTTAAAGTTAAAGCTATAGATGGTGTGGACAGTTCTAAATTAAAAATTCGAAATAAAAACTAAAATTTCAAAATTATGGCACTAACGCCCGCAGATTATAGTTTGTTGCCAACGCAAAAAAAGACGTTGACATCAACAAACTGGCTAGACTTTACCGATGGTACTAATGACTTTAGCCAGCAATATTTACCAGAAATCTATGAAGCAGAAATAGAAAGATATGGTAATCGTACAATTTCTGGATTCCTCCGCATGGTAGGAGCAGAAATGCCCATGACTTCTGACCAAGTTATTTGGTCTGAGCAAAACCGTTTACACGTTGCTTATCGCGACAGCGCAACAGCTAATCAAGAAGTTGATTTAACTGGTGCTGCTACAACAGCCGGTTCTACAATTACATTAGGTACAGACTTAGTGAATGTTGTTAGAGTTGGAGCTACTGTTGTTGTTGCCGATGCTGCAACCGGACTTATTACAGTTAAAGCTTATGTTAAAGCTTCTGCTGGCCAGACTATTACAATTCAGCCTTACACTGCTGCTTCAATGGATGCTGCTGGATTTAGCAATGCACCAGTTAACCTATTTGTTTACGGTTCTGAGTTTGCTAAAGGAACAGCTGGTATGGCTGATTCTGTTTATCCTGCTTTTACGCAGTACAACAATAAGCCTATCATTATTAAGGACAACTACGAAGTAGATGGTTCTGATACTGCTCAAATTGGCTGGGTTGAAGTAACTGATGAAGGTGGAACTTCTGGATACCTTTGGTATTTGAAAGGTGAAGGAGAAACTAGACTACGTTTCCAAGATTATCTTGAAATGTCAGTTGTTGAAGGTGAAAAGAATGTAAATGCTAACTTAACTACAACTGGTATTGAAGGTACTGAAGG